CATGGAACAGAAAGAGAAGAATAGGATTATCCTGGAATGGATAACCAAAGCCAAGGAGATTTATATGAATACCATTCTTAATTGTGGAATGTGCAAGTCATTCAAATTGGCTATATTAAGGGATTCAGAATTAGAGAAGTCTTTGATTTGTATCTTACAGGATATGGGACATGAGTCAGAGATACTTGATAGTAAACTATTGTATAATCCTGAATGGCCTTTTATACTTATCCCTGAATTTAACTTTGAGTTTTTGGGTGGGGATAAAACTACTAAAGCTTATATGGAAGTTCAAAACCATAAGTTGACAATTCGAGAAATATATTGGTGGAGTAAGTGGGATAGTGAAGTAAGGATTAAGGCATTTGATAATCTGATAAGGATATATAAGGCTAAATCATAGGCCTTATAATTGGAGCCTTAAAAAATATCCTGGAAAATTTTATGAAGAGCCTTTAGATGGGTTCTTCATTTTGTGTAGGGAGAGGGGGGATGTGGTTATGTGCCTATTCGGTAGGTGCCTTTCAGGAAGAGCTTAATGCGAGGTTTCTTTGGGAGCTGGCAGTAAAAAGGTTTTGGTACCTTAAAGAGTCTTATCACGAGGTCTTCAAAAACATCTGGCAGTAAAACGGGACCACGGTGGCCCTATCGCAAAATTAAATTTTATTAAAAATAGGGGACAAATTTGTCCCCTATTCGATTTTATTTATTTGCTTTCTTTTTCATTCATTGCAAGTAAGAAATTTTTGATTGTGTCCTTTTTTTCTGTATTTGCATTTGCGTCGACGATACAATTTGCATTTATATATACTTGCTTTGCATATTCTTGCCATGCTTTTTTTAGTGCTTTCCTTTTTTCTATATTTTTATTGCTTGCAATAAATTCTGCTATGAACGTATCCAACTTTTTACGCAACTTCATTCGCAGATTCTTTTTTTCTTTGTCGGTTTTGCATTCTGCAAAGATTTCTTTTTTGTAGATACTTTTTCTTTCGTTGGTCGAAAAAATTTCGTTGCCGATTGCTAAAATTTCATTTGCTTTCATAGTAGTAAAATTTTTAATTGGTTTAACTTTTATTAGTTCTTTTCTGTATTCAAATATACAACAAATATTTGTAATTGGTGGCCCCGGGAGCATTTATTTTCATAAAACTTTCTGGGAGCTATTTCTGGACATTCCTGGCATGGGAATTGCTTTGTGGGCCTTCTTGGCACCATCAGGGCACCAGAAAGAAGGTTCTGATAGATGGTCTTAATGTTCGGTTCTTAAAATGGTCTTAGCTCCTGGGTTGGGTCCTATATGTATGAAATGAATTAAGGTCTTAGCTCCTACCCTGCATTGCCTTTATTTTCAGGATGAAGTTCCCAGGGTTGGCTTAGGATTGGGTACCCTACCTTATATAATCTAGAAGTTCTTAGTTTTATAAACAAGTAAACTTATATTCCGTAAGTCTTAAGTTTCTATGATATACCCCTGCTTGCCTTGGGATACACTTTTCATTGCATTCATTCCCCCCTATATTATATAATATATAATGGCCTGGTTGGGTACCATATAGGTACCTTAGCCTATAATATAAAAGGCTATAAGCCAAGCCACTAAAAGCGATATAGGGAATTAAGGCCACTACAAGCCAAATGAACAGCCTCATATGGTCACAATAAAAGGCCTACCTGGTTGGTAGGCCTTACAGAAAAGATATGAAAGCAAATGAAGGTTAAATCTTATCTACCTCCAAACCTTCCGGACCCATATTCAGGATATAACCTGCCTTAATCAAATTATTAACTACCGAGGGTACACATTTCTTAATATGCAACCTGAATTCCGATTGGCCCATATTTCCCAAGAAGTTATTCTTGGGAGTATTGATTGCCAATTCGGTTGAATGATCTTTGGAGATAATTTCCAGGGCAGTGGTGAAGTTTTTAGAATTAAGCATGGCCTTAAATGTTTTGGGGTTTATTATTTATCTTTCTTTATGCAAATATAGATATAATATATTATATATGCAAATAAATATTCTGGGCCCTCATTAGGCCTTGGGCCCTTAATCCTAAAGGCCACTAAAAGCTAATCCTTATATAATATAAAGGCTATATTAAGGTACCTTAACCTACCATAAAAGGCCTTAAAAGGTACCTTAAATGTGCCCTAACTAAGCCTTAACTTGAGAAATCAAATCTCCAATACTCTATTCCTGGCATATCGATTTTAGACACCTGTTCCAAAATCCCCCTAAAAGACTCGCATATATATATATATAATATAGATTGTATTCTTTAGGGATTGGGATTAAGGCCCTTAAAGGTACCTAAGTGTACCAATGAAGTTATTCATCTATTCTCAGATATAGACCTGTAGAGAGGCTATAAGTCTCTTTATCGAAAAGGCCTTAGCTATTGGCCTTAACCTTACCTTAAAAGACTTACGATTATATATAATATAGACTTGATTAGGAGGGGATTTAGGGTACCTTAAAGGCTGCCTTTAGGGCTCTCTTTGGGTCTTAGGGCCCTAAGTCGACTTAGCTAATACGTATAGTAACATAGATAGCTCTGAAGCTCTTAGGGTACACAGTGAAGGCCCATTTTTGCCCTACCCTAAAAATTTTTCCCAATCGGATTTTATGGCCTTAGGTCTTTTTCGGAGTCAGAATCCGTATCACCGACTGCTTGTTAACTTTTACCCTATCTGAACACACAAATAAAAGGCTTCTAAGATAAAAGCTAACCTTAAAAGCCTTATATGATTGATGATTATAAGTATATGTATTTATATAAGCCCTTATATATGGATGTATATATTAAGGATTGTATTGATATTTAGGATTTTTTCTTTGTTTGGGGTTGGGTTTGGGTATTAGAATCCTGGTTTCAGGTTGAGATGCCTTAATACTTCCCTTAGTTCGGAATCTGTATATTCCTTAGCCTTTTCAATTGGGATGTTGTTATGGTTGGAGGCTATGATGATGGCCTTATCCTTTGATACCTTAATTGATTTTCTTTGTTTCATGGGTTATTTGGATTTGTAGGTTGGGAAGAAGTCGAATTCTATATACCACCTCAGCCAAGAGATGATGATGTAGAATGGGCTTTGGGATGTGATTAATATGGTTGGGAGTAGTACCCATTCCTTGGGAGTAGAATTTGATAGGGATGTGACTTTGATTTTCATAGTGATTATTGTTTAGGGATTTTTATCCAGATTCCTTGTGTCCTTAGTCCTCCTTTGCGTCTTAGTGTTTGTTCGTGTTTGATTTGGTTGATTAGGTTAAGGATATGTTGTCTGTATTTTCTTTGGAATGCCCATTTACGGGATGGTAGTTCTTTGTAGAGTTCGGATAACTTTGCATTGAGTTGATTCATTGAGAGATCTCTTAATTCTCTGGATTCAGTGCATTTCATAGTATAGATGATTATAAGTAATAAGTATCATCTACCCAGTTTTCTCCTACGACATCCTGGATGTTTTGGATTTTCTTCTGGGATTGGTAGGAAGTTCTTTCCATTACAGAAGGTATAGCATCCTCCCCCCTCTTCTCGCGGTCTCTGACATTTTATGCATATATTAGTTGAATTAGAGTTCATCTCCGAGTCTTTCATAGTTTATGGCCTGTATAAGATTATTTGATTTTTAAGCTTTAGCTGGTGAATTTACCAGTCAATTTCTATGTACCACTTAAAGAAATGTAAGTTAAGATACCTATAAGGTATATTTATGGTTATGGTGGGAAATATAACCCATTCAATGGGATAATCTTGGGTGTTGAATGTGATACTCGGTTTCATGATTAGTATTTTATTTGGATGATTACCCAAGAAACTATCAGTATTACAGCTACCAGGATTATCCATTCCAGTAATGCTTGCAGTAATAACTTAAGTGTTTTCATATCCAGTTATCTTTAAGTTACTAGATTGGGTAGTAGCAGCGGATAGAAATGATACCTCCGTGATTGCGGATTACTGTTATATCCTCATATTGGAAATAATCCAAGGAAGAAACGTATAGGTCGAATACTGATTCCAGTTCTAAGTTTGTACCACCAAATACTTCCGTACCCGGAGCGGGTGTGAATGTGAAAGTATGATGACCACCATACTGATTGTTTCTGGTCTTAATCTGGGTAAGGAGCATACCATATCTCCGGAGAAATTCTCTGAATGTGCATTGGAAATACATTTCGGGGTCTGTCATGCCTTGTCTTTTGCACCATCCGTGAACTTTCTTCAGGAGGTATAAATGAAGATCTGACTGTGTTTTCATGGCCTTATTAAATTTATGGTTTTATCTTTATTTCTTTATACAAATATAGCAAATATTTTGCTATTTTGCAAATAAATATTAACGGCCTTTACCAGCGTTCGTCTTCGATGGTTATATGAATATTAAGGTTTTGCTGTGGATGGTCCTTTAACCATCTCTCAATCTCCCCAGCCCTTTTGAGACTGTCTATATAGTCTGGAGCTATGGCCTTAACCGTTTCGTAGGGCAAGCTCCCATCGGGATTTATCCATGGCTTAGTGGAGGGTTCTTTTACCCGGTTTTTATCCCTAATCACTGCTATCATGACTAAGATAAGGGTAATAGCAACGACTACCAGTATGAATCTTGTCATAGCACTTTCTTCTTGATTTTTCATGAGATTTTATTTTTTGGTTGATCATCCTGTGCTGATATAAATTGGATTTTCGACTTGAATTCATCCAGATGATCCTCTTTGATAAGGGTGAGCATCTTCTTTCCTGTCTGGTGATTGACCATCATTGTGGGAAATACTTTAGACATCTTGGGAAGTCCATCTGGACCGGGTTCTAAGTCTTCTATCAGCATTATTTCTGCTTCCGAGTTTAATACCAGTATATACGGAACCAATTCAAACATTTTCATAACTTTGATTTTATGATATCTCTGATACCTATTAACTTTAGCTTTTGTTCAGGAGTTAAATCAGAGTCTTTCATTGCTTTATTTACTTCGGCATACAGCTCCTGCATCTTTATCCTGTAGAGAGGTCCTTTGATATGCTTGCATACCCAGTTGTATTCTCTACATATTTTGTTGATTGAACTCATGCTCTGATGGTTATTATTAATCCCAGGTTGCAGCTCCCTACCAGTACTTCATCATCCCCAGTGGAGAGAATCTCCTTTATTTGAGTCATTGCTCCTCGGAAACTCATTTTGACTACTCCCTCCATTTCATTGAACTTGACCAGGAGTGTATGCTTATATGACTGAGGAATCCGGTCCTGGTCATATTTAATCTCTACTTTATAATCGTAGAGTTCCAACCCCAGTCGGGAATCTAATTCTTCTACCATTCCAAGGTAGGTGTCTTGGATTGCTTCCTTGATGCAATCAATCTCTTCCTCATAAATCTTCCCTAACTTGTAGGACTCCTTGAGACCCGTAAGCATAACCTTTTTATAATCTTTCATAATATTAGGGTTTTATCCTTTTCTTATTACAAATATAATGAATTAAATTTATATTTGCAAATAAAAATCATCGGTCCGAGAATGGTATACCATAGTTTTCGAAGGCATCTTTAGCCTCCTGAGGTAAATATCCATGTTGTTTGGATGCAAGGTATACTATACCGTTGCAATCGATTACTACCCCGGTGATAGTATGTTCAAAAGGCCATATAGGCTGAACTGCGACCATTACTGGTGCCTGAGGGTCCATTTCTGATAAAGTTCCTATCAGGTCTTCGACGGTGTAAGTACTGTTATATCCCATGTGATTAAAGTTTTAGTATATCGTTTGGTCGATAGTTCTTTCTATTATTGTTTCCCGGGTATCTTCTACCCGGTCAATTAAGTATGCCTTAGCAATACTCTCATCGGTTTCGTCTACCCATTTGGCTATATCAACCTTTCGAGTGAGTTCCACTTCCATGTCATGAACTACATGGATAGTTTTGTATTGATGGTGATTCTTTAAGTAGAACCAGATAATCAGTTTATATCTTTTCTGTTTATATCTTTTCTGTGCCATATTTTTGATGGTTAGAAGGTGAAATCAATGTAAACTTCCTTGTTACCTTTACGGAGTACTTCATGATTGGTATCTGCCCATTTATAGGTACTGTAGGCTTTTGCTTCAGGTATGTATTCTCCTCGGACCCATACCTGAGATTCCCGGGGCTCTTCGATTGAACTAAGGGTAAAGTATTCTCCCCTTTTCAGGTCCTTAATTGTTTTCTTTTCCATATAACATTAAATTTAATTATCCCTTTTTCTTTATACAAATATAAGAATAATATTTTTAATATGCAAATAAAACTTCTCGGCATTGGGATGTAGAAAGAGATTCTAGAAACTTTATCTCCTATTTAGGTCTAGTTTTATTAGTAAAACAAAAAAGACCTCTAGAAAAGAGGTCTAATGGTTCTTTATTTATTAAGCCTTAGCTGGTATGGGAGCCAGTCTGTAGTAGATATCTTCTCTTTCGGATATAAGGGGATGTTTTAACAGTTCGAATTCCAGGGCTGAAGTATCGGGAAACTCTATGAGAATACGTATACCGGAATATACTTTCCACATCGGTCTATTTTCGATATCACCCTCAAATAAGCTTATGATATCTATCTTTACCTTGCTCTCAATTCGTTTTGTACCAAACAGCTTATTAGTAAAGTTGAGTACTACATTCTTGATAGTGGGGTAATACTTCGGATCGTACTCCCGATACATGTTATGGCAGTAAAGTCTGCTTGCCCTTACTAAAAGGCCTATCTTTTGATTAACGTGCATAGTTATAAAAGTTAATGTTACATTACTTTATCAAATACAAAGTAGTTAGTAGCTTCTTTAAGAGAAAAGTGGTAGATTTTCTCAGAAAAGTTTTCTCCCACAATGGTTATTGATCTCACGTTGTTCTCTTCATCATCCTCTACATTGATGATCATTCCGATATTGGCCATGAATTTTTGACAAGTTACTCCGAGTATCATACCCGGACATATATCATCTTGTATATACATCCCAACATAGCCTTCGTCTTCTGATAGGGTATCTACCCATTTACCGTTCTCTATGTATTTGAAGAGATTGCACCAGCCTGTGATAGTATGTATCTTTATCTTACTTGCACAAGCTGATACGGATAGGGTTACTTTACTGTTTGTACATAGCCAACCCTGTCGATTGACTTTTTCATCGGTAAAGACAATGTCTTCCTTATAAGGTGGGTAAGGTAAGCCAAATACCTTAATTTTCTTACCATTATTGATAAGTTGATTGACTCTAGCTACCACTTGATTAGCATTTAGAATTTCTTTCATAGTAGGTGTTTGTGTTATAGATTGAATTGAACTTCTGCTTTGTATCCAGGCTCTAAACTCCCAGCTGTAAAGGGTATACCCAAGTAATGAGGGTATGGGTTATGCCAGATATTGTGGTCGGACAGTTGTTTAGAAGCTTCCCTGATATTATCCTCTCCTGAAATATAGAATCTTATCTCCTCCTCATTAGCTGATACTACTTTGAGAAAACCATGTACAGTTAATGTAACTGTAACATTCCTAGCTTTAATTATTAAGTCCATAACCTTTATTTTTATCTTTATACAAATATAAGAAATTTAATCTAATTTTGCAAATAAAAATCAAAGGTTATCTTCGAGTTCTGGGTCTATTTCTTCGTAGTCTATTCCCTCTTCGATTTCTCGTCTGATTTGGTGATGGTCTTCTTCAAAGGCTTTTAAGGCACCATGGTAGTCTCCTGTTACGCTATCCAATTCGGCCTTTTTGAGAGTTAAGCCCTCTTTATCTCCTCTATTGCCCTCTTGTTTTGTTGCAACAACAACTGGTAATTCTTTGAAGTCATACTGATTTTCTACATATTCTAACTCTTTTATACCACCCTTGTCAGCAAGCTCTTTTTGAATCATAGACATGGCTATATCACGGGTTAGTACTGGTTCAGACTCACCCGTATTGTTGAATTGATTGTTCTGTTGGTTAAAGATATTTACAGTACCGCCACCAGACACTGCCCGTACCAAACTCTGAAGAGAAGTTGTAGATTGTTGCTTCAATCCTATGGCTTTATTTACTTCTGCAGTTATAAATGGAGCATATCTTCCACCTTGAGAATCCCGAAGTATTTGAACCTGTTGACTTATTTCCATACGGTCTTCAAGTGCCCAGCCTATACAAGCTCCCATCAGAGAATCAGCAATCTCATCCATCTTATTACGATCAAATAAGCCGTTATCTAGAAACGTTTGTTTCATCTGCATCTGGATAATTGACGGTTCACATTTTAGAAAATCTGAGAGCTCATTTACTGAATAAACCCTTGCCCACAATCTCCCATTGTTTACTATCCAGGTATGAATAATGAACTTGGTCAGATTCTTAAGAGCTTCATTATCTCCAGCATTAGCTTGTAATGCTAACTGGGTTATCCCTAACCCCCTTGGGAATCGTGGAACTATCTTTGATTCTTTCATAATGGTTGATTTTGGTATCTAATAGTTAATCCCCATGAAAATAAATAAAAAGGCCCTATTATGGCAAGGGCCTTTTTGAATTAACTCTTTGATAGTCAGGTTGCTGGATCACTGGAATAGGCTTACCTTCAATTTAGATGAGCTTATTGACAGCTTGAATTCAGTGATATGTTTTTCGAACTTAAGCTGGTTACTCAGTGATAAAAGTCCTAAAAACAGCTGATCTACATGTTTGGGATAGATTAACTCTATAGTAACCGAATTAGGTTTATATTCAAACCCCAAATTTACCTCTTCTTCGCCCTTCTCCTTGTAGGTAGACAGGATATTTTCTTCTACCATAGTAGCCAAGGTTAAAAATGTCCTCATCAAATCTTAGTAACTTTAGAGTCTTGTATTATTAGGATTTACTTCTTTCCCTTTGCTTTAGTAGCCTTTACCTTGCCCTCCTTGGCCAAATTTTGGGCAACTCCGTAGGCAACCACGGCCTCCAATATTGGCCTCATTCTCTTTTCTTTCTCCTTGGCTTCTTTTTGCCTCTTTTCTTCCTCTGCCATAAGTTTAGCTTCTCTTTCCTGGGCCTTTTTACGCCTCTCTTCTATTTCCTCATGAATATTAGGGAATAAATTTGCCCTGAGAGGTATTACATGAAGGGCAAAGAATGCTGAGAATAATCCATCGGATAAAGGCTCACCTATCTTTTTCTTGGAAATTTGCCAAAACTTATCCTGCTGCTCCTTGATGGCATGCAAGAATTTTTCGTAGGTGAATTGCACCTGCATTTTTTTGCATGCCGTAATCATGGCCTCAATTCGGTCCTTAAATTCCTGGCCGAATGCCTCCATAAATTTTTCCCGGTTGAAGTTGTAATTGGGTTTATCCAATTTGAACTGTTTTACATACTCTGCAGTTTTCATAGTGTCTCGTTGTTTATAAGTTATTGATTTATTAAGTGTTTTAATGCTGATTCTCTAGTTACCACTTGGAAAAGGTAGCCTATATACCTATCTTCCCAATATGATAACCAAACTGGGTTAGGGAACCTAAACTTATTCCTTTCATCTATCGGAATATTTCTGGGCATTCCCGAAATATATAATAAGTGAGGCCCATTAGTATTCTCGATGAATACAGGATGCAACATATTTTCATCTACCTTAAAATACCCTTTTATGGCATAATCAGGGATATACTGATTTGACCTTATTCCGCAATCGAATGCCAAGTCCTCTACCTGATATAATTCAGGATTAATAGGGTATTCTTCTTGGGATTGTACCCCTTCCTGAGATTGAAGGTAGTAGGTTATTTTGGATTTATCAAGCGTTACGCTTTTTACTCTTTCGGGAAACATGGTGCTTATCTTTTAATGGTACATAGTCTTCGATGTCATCCAATCGGTCAGTCACTAAAGCATATACGAATAGCTTAGCAGGACGGAAGAAGAATCTTCTTATATTCCCCTCCGAAATGTAATAATCATATATTCTAAAGAATTTCTTCTGGTACTTGTGCTTAAGATTCCGTTGCGTTAGATATGACTTAAGAACTTCTTTGTGTAATTCTAGCAATTCTTTATCTACTTTCTGAATTGCTTTCTCTGGTAAGCCAACAACCATAATCTTTCATATCGTTAAAAGGTGATTATACTAAGGGGACAGAGCCTTAGCCCTGTACCCCTCTCCTACTATGAAAGATTAGATTGCAACGGATTCTTTGACGAATTGGTTCTTGTATTCCAGGTATTCTTTCTTGGCCTTCTTGAACTCTTTCGAATCCTGATTCTCGATTCGGAGCATGGCCAGCTCCAGCTGATGAATTTTGTTTCGGACCTGCTGTCGGAACTTCTTCCTGGAAAGAGTGTCCTCGCAGTCGGCGGGGTAGATGTACTTGACCTCCCTTTTTGTTACCACCTCCTCTACGAGGTTAGCTTCTACCTTCTTCTGGGCTTTTGCGACGAGTTTGTCCTTCTTGGATTTCTTCTTTTTCTTTTCTTCGGCTACCTGTGCCGTTGTTTCTTCTTCGCCCTTCTTCAGAGCTTTCTTGGATTTCTCCACCTTTTCGGCCTTCTCCTCGATTAGAGTGTTGATGCCTTCGACCAGATTAGTCTTTTCCAGTTTCTGAGCCTTGTTGTTCTTGTTCTTTTTCATGGCTTACAATGTTAAAAGTTTGACATTAAATTAAAAAGTTCTTTTTATTTCTTATTTCCTAATGCAAATATAGAAGAACTTTTCTATATATGCAAATATTTTTATCATTTTCTTTGAGGTTGTGTTCTTGGCTTCTAGTGTGTTAACCTCTTGTGGCTTTTCCCTTTTATTGTTTATGCAAATATAGATATAAATATTAATCCCTGCAAATTATTTTCTAAATTCTTTAGAGGTTCGTTTACGGTATTGGCTAAAGTAATGTATGGATATATCTGGTGCCCACTTGTACCCACTACTTTCTTCAATGGCTTTTTCCACTACAGCATCAGGGTCCATAAGCCTATCTTTGATTTCCTCTATAGTTGATACTCTTACAGACTTCATTTCTCGGATAATTTTTTGAGTATCTTTTTGAACGAGGTCATGTAATGGCAATCCTTAATAGAACATTTGCCATCTGGTGTAAGATTCTCATTGGCCCCGCATTTAGTCATACCAGTGGCTTTATATGGACAACATTTGCGATGTGCTACACATGCAGCCTTAAACTCTACAGTGCTCATACTCTAAAAATTATTCAAAGTACTCCCTTACTTTGGTTAAACGGCATTTGAATTTGAACGGCATTACATAGTCTCCCCACCACCCAGTTAGAGGTAAAATACACCCGATAATGGCATAGTAGTAGAAAGTTTTTGCAACAAACTGATTTTTCTCATTATCCCAAAATAAATATATTCTAGCTTTAGCTTCTTCATCTTTTTCGGGGTCCAAATATACCCAATGATATGACAACCTGATAAATAACCATTGCAGTATCAGGATATTTATCCATCCGAGGATAGTCATACCCAATACTTTCTTCCATACCCAGCTGTTTGTTTGCTTTACTTCTTTTCCCATAATCCGTAGGTTGGTTGAACGTTTTTAAGTCTATGATATATGTCCAGAGTTTTCCATATTGACTCTGCTTGTTTTATTACTACATCCTTTGCCTCCTGATGAGTACTAAAGGTATTCCATAATTCCGGAGTATAATTGAGACATTCCATACATTCAGGTTCTCCCTGCACATGTTTTACCCTTATGTAGAAATAAACCTCTCGGTCTATTATGTGACCAATACGTTCCCCCTCGAATAGAATCTGAGCTTTTGGTTTGAAGTCGAATACATTTTTACTTCTGGTACCGTGAACGTATTTGTTTACTTTGAATCTTACTATCCCTGCCATATCAATCCATGTTTCTTTCAAAGTATTCGTAGAAGTCCGCATCCTCAGTTAACTGGTCCAGTAATTCTTCTACATCCATATCCAAATGGACTGATGCTCCGGATACTTGCAGAGTTATTCCAGAACCATGGCTGCCAGAAGACCCGTGAAGTTTTAACTCCCTGGGCTTGTCTCCAGTATATTCATCTCTATAATGAATAATACCGTTTGAGTAATCGTAGCTCTTTACCTCTGATAAATGTCTTGACCCGTCCCAATTTTTCCAATGTGTAGTAGCATCAGGAGTAGGGGGTACTGTTTTAGCATCCCACAACATGCAGACTACGCAGAAAGCTGATACTCCTATTATCATCTTCTTTGCAGCTTCCCAAATGGTTTTAGCTTCATCGGGTTCTCCGTCTGAAGTGTAATATCTTTTCATAATCTTTTTCCGGCATACTTATTCCGGATTCTCTTTTCGAATGATTTACCTACTGATTCTCCATTTTGGATATCCTCTTTGAACATCCTGAAGTCGAACTCTGACAAGGAAGTATACCGGTATATTTTTTCTCCCTTGAACGTAATGATTACATCTCTGTTATCATAGAATACTACTTTTTTAATCCGAGATGAATCAGTAATGTGAAAAGTTTCCATCATAGTTACTGTCTTTTAAGCTCAAAATTGTTAAGGCCCATAGCTACCACATTATTTTCTTTCCTAAGTGCTTGGCAGGTAAAGAAAATATCCCAGAGTGTGAAGACAGAATCAGAACTCATTTCCATTAAGTCCTCTTCCATCATATAGAGTGTACTCATTATAGTGTTAAACCATCTTTGATTTAACCCATTTACCAGCATGTTTTCAATATCTTCATACCTATTGTTGAAGGTATCTTCCTGAACCCTTTGAAAGGCATATATGTATTCTTTTGCCATAGATTCCACCGCTTCTAGAGAAGTCCCATAGCATGGAAATATAATTTTCCATTTGTCTAAACTTTTATCCTCTAAAAGGGATTCCAGCGCCTGAATATGCACATCCATAATCTGATTCCATATTTCCTGGGCAGATAATCGCCTTTGCAATTTCAGTTTGATACAGCCTCGGTTAATTTTCATTCCTTTATAATATTTCGTTATGCAAATATAATGCTTATTATTATAATATGCAAATTAAATTCAGTGGTGTTGTATTGGCTAGTTCAACAAAGAACCCCGAACCTGGATGGAGATTCGGGGTAAAGAGGTTTCATAAACGATTGCCTATCGGGTTAATCTTCCTCTTTCTTTGCCTTCTTTTTCTTCTTCTTGTCCTTGCCTTCTTTCGAAGGTTTGTCGGCCTTCTTTTCCTTGGTCGGCTCTTCTTTCTGGGCCTTCTTCTCTTTCTTAGGAGCCGTCGCCTGAGCACCTGAAGCCAGCTCTTCAGCATACTTCTTGGCCTCTGCCTCGGCCTTATCCTTTGACATTGTCTTCAGGAGAGTACGCATCTTCTGGCGGTACTTCTTCTTCTGATCAGAAGTCATTTCCTTGCCGTCTACCGTCGGGTAGTCATAGGCATTGGGAGTGCTGGTGACCTTCTCCTTCTTGGGATGGGCTTCAGGCTTCTGATTCTTCTTAGCCTTTTCAGCAGCCTTTTCCTCTGTAGCTGCCCTGGCCTTTTTATTCCCAAGGTTGATGATGTCTATCCAAGCCTGGATTTTCTTTCCATGCTTCTTATGGCCTGTCCAATCTTTCTTGGGGTCGAGATCATTCTCTTCCATGTAGGCCAGCATTTCCTTCTGAGCCCGGCGTGCCTTCTTTGCGGCCAGGTCTTTCTTGCTGATGTCTTTTGCCATTGTGTTGAGTTGATTAAATAAAAACTAGTTTGAACTACCTTTGCATGTTTATAGTTTGGTCAGGGAGTTTTTGGTCTGTACTTCCTTTATCTCTGAGATGATTATTTCCATCCCTTGGAGATTTGCCATCAATTTGAGATGGGCAACTGCATCCTCCTGAGAGATATTCGTGTATACAATTCTGTACCTTTCACCAGAATCTTTGTTTTCAAAAGTTATGGTTAAAATGTTTCCATTGGCCAAATCTTCTATGCGCTTCGCTAAAGATTTTACCTTACCTATTTTCAGGGTCTTATCTTTGATCAGAGCTTGCCTTTTACCAATAGACAGTCCAGGCATAGATAACCTTGTATCTATATCTTGAACCATTTTGGTTAGTTCTTTAATCCGATATATCAACCCTTTGACTGAGGAGTTAAATTGTCCCATTGAGGCCTTTGAATAGTAGTGTCATTTCCTATTTTCTTGGCATACTTATCAATCAATTCCTCTGTTCTAGAGATAATATATTCTGTCATCATTCTATTTTCTTCAGATATATCTTTTTCTTCCTCTAGCAACAGCTGATATGATTGCAGCTGATTACATAATGCCAGATATATAATGCTATCATCGTCTTGCATATACCTATACAAAGTGGGGAGGCCCACCCTTAAACCTTTGGATGGCCTCCCCTGTATGACTCAAGTGTTGATGTACGTGGGAATATGTGCTTAGGACCTATTCCTCTTCGTCTTCATCCTCCTCGTCATCCTCGGCTTCGGCTGCTTTCCCTTTCTTGCCCATGCCTGGTACCTTGGGGACCAGCGTGCCGTGCTCTTTCTTGGACTTGACGGATACCCCCGGAATGGTAGTATTCGAGACGGCAATCACTTTGCCGTCCTTGTCGGTTACGACTGAGGTGATGAGAACTCCGTATTTCCGGACGTTCATAGCGAAAGTTTTTGCAACGTTTCCACCGCCCAGGTCGATGATGTCGCACTGTTTGCTGTTCGGTCGCTGACCAGGTGCCCGATTCTTGAGTCGCTCTTTCATGGCCTCTCGTTTGGCCTTCTTCTCTTCTGCAGTAAGTTCTTTCTTACCGCCCTTTTTCGTTTCCTCTTTTGCAGCCTTTGCTTCTGCTGCCTTTTTCTTAGTTGCCATGTTATATTGAATTAGATGGTTTCTTTGATAAGGGAACTCCAGGCTTATTACCCTTGCCTATGGAGTTAGTTCTGGATTATTACCTGAAGCTCCCTTGGATTTGGTTATAGTCGGAAGGACCCTTACTTTTTCTTTTTCTTGGTGTCCTTACTGGAAGCGGCCTTTGCCTTGGGCAGAGTGATGCCCAGCTCCTTGGCAACCGCCTTGCGGAGTTTCTCCACGTCCTCCTCATCGAATTCGTCGGGGTCAGTTTCGAGTTCCTTGTCGTCGCAGAGGTCTTCGAGAGCTTCGAAGTCCATGCCGGCCAGGTCCTCCGGTGTCACTTCGTCATCCTCATCTTCATCCTCCTCGCTGTCTTCGTCTTCGTCTTCGTCGTCATCCGAATCTTCGTCATCTTCAGACTCATCGTCCTCGTCTTCCTCATCGGAATCTTCGTCGTCTTCGTCGGAGTCTTCATCCTCCTCGTCTTCTTCGTCCTCATCTTCATCTTCATCGTCAGAATCCTCAGATTCCCCGCCGAAAATTTCCTCGGCATCTTCTGCCGAAATGGGAGTCAGGAGTGCATAGGAGCCGTCATCGTATTTGATGAGAATTACCCCGTTAGAAAGAACCTTACGTTCTACCTCTTTTGCTGCAGCTTTTTTCTTTGCCATAACTAAATTAATTAAAGGTGTTTGAAAATGTTTGAATGATTATAGTTTCGTGATAAACTTTTGAGTATATATCTCTCTGTTTTCTTGGACTGCCATAGCTTTCAAGAATACGTTTTTATCCCTGATAGCTTCTACTTTCTGAGTGAACTCATTCTGGTTTTTTACTTCAAAAGGTTCACCCTCCTGATAATAGGTATCGTCCACCGCATTGTCATTTTTGGTGTAATACCTTTTGACTCCCACTATAAGTTTTACTCCATCCCAGGGATTTTCTGGCTCCCTCTTAGTTACTATGGTCATTTCGCTATTCCATTTTTGTATGCAGTATAATAGATTCTTACATATCCTTCTGGTCCTATCCCAGAATTCAAAGCAGTATGAATATCTCTGTAGCCTTTTTTCATTGCCCTGCAATCATGAGCAAAATGTTCGGGATAAATATAATAATCTCCACATACTGGTTGGTTAGTTACCAAGTAAGCATACCATCCAGATTTCATTTTCATAGGGAACTCAGATCTTGGAACAAATCCCTGTGATAATAGTTCTTTGAGAATAAACTTATCTTTTGATCTTTTTCTTACCATAGGTATACCACCAAGCCTTTTCAATACTGCTTCTTGATATTCTTCCCAGTGTCTTTTAGTCCATCTTATGGAACTAATAGCAGAACGTTTAGTTATAGCTCTATATGCAAGAGCTACTTTAATTTGAGCCCAGGTTAAGTTATTCTTCTTCGTAAAGAGCCTTCTTTCTCTTGGACTCAATCTCTTTAGCCTTCGATAGCTTAACAAGCTTTTCCGGAATAGGCTTGAGAACAGTTCTATATTCTTTTGCTCCATAATTAAACTTATCTACCAAGTTCAAAAAGTACTTTTCTTTATTTTGAGAACTGAGTCTCTTTTTGCGAGCTAATCTTTTCCCTAATTCCCTTTTAGCCGAGTCCTTTGAATTTCTATAGGCTTCAGTTAATAATACCTTAGATATCGGCTTCTTTCTTTTCCCACCAATTAGTAGAGATTGACCTATAACAAACTTCTTCTCTAAAGCTGTTTTCCCCTTTATCCAGTGTACTGATTTTAGATTCTCTCGGCCATAGTAAGTTAAAAACCTTTTTCTGGCTGCTTTCAATGAATAGAATCCCTGTAATACTACTGCTGGTTCTCCTTTATAGTTATAAGACCAAGGATACCACTTATGAAGATATATCTTGATATCCATTTCTTTGATAACTTTTCGGAACCTTTGGTAATATTCTTTTCTCCTCCTCTTTTCCAAGAAGTATGCTCTTACATCGGGAGGTAGAGAATCCGGATCTACTACTCCGTTAATCCTGGTAGCTTCTTTTAAGCATTCCCGGTATCTATCTAGAAAGCGTTTATTCCTTTCCCTATACTTATGAACCTTGATTTTTCCACAGAGTACTTTCCTTTGCCACTCTTGTTTTCTTCTTCGGCTTAATTTTATAATCTGAGGAGGTACCCATGGTATTCCCAATCTGTAACATGATTCCTCGAAGTCATCTGCATTCTTAAACCTATAGACTCGTGGCATATATCTCTACTCCTTCTTTTGTTTACGAAGTGCTGCCCGATACCATTGCTGAATAGATTTCTCCTTGGCATCTGGAAATCTCTTTTGCACTCTCCTGGTAATTCTATCAATTGACAATCCTTTGTAAGTTAATTCGAATACATAGGATTTCTTAGTTCCTTTCCAAAGACCATTATCATCTTTTTCTTTCTTAGGTTTTTTAGGTTTCTCCAACCCCTTTACCCTTTTGGTCTTCTTCTGTTTGGTGACTGCATCCTCACCGATGAATCCCAGATTGAGTTGATAATTCCTCATCGGGTCATCTTTAGGATATCCAGCAAGTTCTAATTGCTGGTCCATCCACTTATCGTATTCATCGATGAGAGCATTATCCGGCTTATTATCCGAATGATGAATCCATGATGCCAGTCCATTGTAATCAGCTGAACAAGCATCTGGGAATGGCATACCAAGAGCAACTGCTCTTCTCTTCATGTCCTTGTAGGTCATATTCTCTAACCCACTTCCCATGACCTTAAGCTTTTCCCTGTTTAGCTTTAACGGTCTTTTGTCTTTTTTCTTACTTTTGCGCATATCTGTATAAGTATAAAATTTTATTTCTTATTTCCTAATGCAAATATAATCAAATTTCTCGAAGTTGCAAAATAATTGAATAAAAATTCTAAGAGTTTGATTTCAGAGTTCTTTTCCTGCGTAGTTTATAGGCTGTATCTAGAGTTTCACAGGTAAAGTCCATGTTATTTATTGATTTGTAATTAATAGCTTTCTGGATAACCTCCCTGTACTCCTTCCAAAACTTCAAGCCTCCTTTACTATCTACAGTTTTTTCAAAGTATTGAGTTGCCAATAATCCAAATGTGTCTGCAATAGTTTGGCTCTCAAAGATGTATATCCTTAAATCGGTTATAGCTTTGATTATATCATCCTCACGTTTGATTGGCATTACTCCATATCCTTCTTCAGGAAAAAGCTCTTCAGATACAATAGCTGTAAAATACCTTCTACTTGAGGGTCCATTTTTCCAGTATTCGGTTATCAACTGCCTTATCTTGAAGTCAGGTATTCGATGTAAGTAAGATAAATATACCTTGTCTTTTTTGGTAGACCTTCTCTTGTATGCAGTTGGAGCTTGCAATATCCTGGGCATTATCCTATAGTTATTCCACCTATCAAACTCAAGAATCAGAGCATAAAGGTCTTTGTCCCATTTATTCTCTGATTCCTTCAGCCTTTTCATATTCTTTATTATACGTGGATTGGTTATAGAAGTCAATAACCATGAAGAATCTCCTGAATGTATTTTAGCTTCTTCTTTAGGTAGCCTTTTAACTATAGCCCCGAATAAATAATCCCTAAACCTTGGCTCTATGGGAGATTGAGGATTTACTAGTGAAGGGTGTAGTTCAAAGTAATCGGAGAATAATTTGAAGAACTTTTCAGCTCTGGCCTTTAGTTCTAAATACTTGTAGTGAGACATCTTGAGAATTTCTCCAGCTTCCCAAGTTGATAGGCCTTTGCCTTGTATAAACATAAGGCTGGCCCTCTCTTGCTCGGTCAAACAATCCCAAGCCAATTCTTGATGTCGTTCCATGTTAGTATTGTTTGTTCATTAGAATCTCTTCGGTACTACCATCGGGAATTTGAGATAAATCTACCTCATAATCAGCTGAGTACATTTTATATTCATCCGATTCATGATAAGCTGAATATAGTACATTTTCCATTGGTACTTCTATCTCTAAACTGCCATCCATTTCAGGGTATAGCTTTACCAGCATCGTCTTTGTAGTAAGATTACTTTCAAGTATAATGGCTGGTATTCCCTCAAATGGATATCCCCTCAATACAACATAATCCCCAATACCAACTCTTGTAATATCATTTACCGAGAATATCTTATTTGCTCGAGACATTCTACGATACTTTTTTACCTCTTCCTTAGTTATAGTGGCTACTACGGAATAATCATCAAAGTCTTCGGCATTATCTACTCTCAACCTCTTTCTTTTGGGTCTGTAATCCAAAGACTTCATGAATGATATTATGCCTGGGATATCTTTCTTTAGTTTGTTTAGGTAATATCTGTCAAAGGCTTTTTCAGACTTCATCTTTATGAATCCGTAATTGAACAGTAATGGTACATCTTCGTACTCATTATTACCTTTTCGTGACTTCTTAAGTACACTTATAGTTGGTACTATGGCTTTCACATGTTTGTACCCCCTGCATTTCAAATCCGAGTTGATTCTCTTGTAGAATTTCCTGTCAAGCCTGAATATACAGTATATATAGGGGGTCTTCATATTACTTGTTCAATTTACGAGCGTATTTGAATACGTCAGAATATGTTACCAATCGTTGTATCTCTTTGAACATGTACACAGCTAAATGTACTTTCAGGGTTTTTATCTCCATTCGGGAAAGTTCTGAGCAATTGTTCATAAGGAACGAATCTATTTCCCCAGCTTCCACAATAAAGAAAGCTTCACCTTTTGGCATAGAATTATACCGCATGATAAGTATGGGTATTTTTCCTGCACGTTTAGCATCCTTTGTAGCCTGTTCCCAAAAGGATATAATTTTGCAGCTCTTTAGTCCTAGTAGTATATGTTCGAACTTAATATCCTGATAGTTTTTACATTCGATTGAGAATGGGAAGCGACGTGAGTGTTTCTCATCAGTACATACCAAATCTCCCATAGCATCCTTAGCCTTTGCCCATCCTCCTGAACCTGGGGTTCTAGAAAATTTATATCCTGTCCAGGATTCCCAGGCCTTTGCTATAGTACGCTCGAACCTGCTTCCTTTGTTTCGACTGTTCTTTCTCATGTTCTGATAGTGTTTAATACCAATAGTCATTAGTGGTATTGTGAAAGGCCTCTTTCTCTGGTCACAGTAAGCACCCTGGCATTAGGAATTGGTAATGATTCCTGGTGGGATATAAGGTATAGGGTTTTATCCTTATATATCTTGCGAATTAACCCTATAACTAATTCTACGTATTCTGAACTAAGGTTTTCAAATACCTCGTCCAAGAAAGCTATGTTTAACCCCTTAGCTTTGGTCATCACTTCATTCATTGCAAATGCCATAGCTAAATTACATAATTGTTTTTGGCCGCCGCTGAGTTCCTCGTATGATACTTCTATACCATCCATAATTATCTGAGTATTGAAATCCTTCTTAACTCCCTGTATATCTACATAGAATAAGATACTGAATCCAAGTACATCAGAGTATGATTCAAGTGTTTCATTCAGAATATCCATTGAACTCTCAAATAGGAATGCTTTTATACCCCTATTCCCCAGAGGGTCATCCATTACCCATTTGTAATTATCAACCTTTTCCTTCTGACTTTTCATTCTTTCTTCTACAGTTGATAATTTCTTGGTTAAGGTTGAAAGCTGTGCTTTATATTTAGTTATTAACCCATTATTTACTCCTACCAGCTTTTCTGAAGATAGCCTTTTGATTTCAGATTCTACTTGTTCTATCTCTCTTTGTATCTTCTTTACTTCGTATTCCTTATCCCTAAGTTCTTCCAGTTCATCCCTATAATCAGATATTCTATCAGATACCCTGGAATATTTACCCTGTAACCTTTCAATATCTCCAAAAGCTTTCTTTACCTCAATTAAGCGTTTCAAAGAGTTCTTAATATCACCCCTCTTCAATAACTTTATTATTCCCTCAATAAACTCTTCTAGAGATACCTTAGTTTTCTTCCTGGCATCATTTATCTTATTGAGAATATCCCTTTGATTTTCCTTTGCCTCTGATAGCTTCTGTTCAATTCTGTTTTTCTGAGTTACTGTCTCCTTAAGCTCACTTGACTTTTTTGCCTTAGCTAGCAGTGATAATCTCTTCTCGAGAACCTTAACCTTTGAAGATATGTCGTCTTTTACCGTACTGGCTTGCTTCTTTAAGTCATCAACCATTCTTTGAATGGACTGCTTCTTACCTTCTAAGGTTCGATATCTTTGAGAGATGTCTTGATACTCCTTCATGGCTTCTGTATAGTAGCCCTTAGCAATATCTCTAGCTTTAGATATATATTCTAACTCAAAAATCTCCTCAAACAGTTCTTTCTTGTCAGAGGAAGATTCCTGTATCAGTCTTTTCATGCCTTGACCGAAAAGTACTGAGTTCATAAAAAGGCTATACGACATACCCAAATCAGCGATTATAAGCGCCTGTATCTCCCCCTTACTTTTCTCTTGTACTTCAACAGCATCTATCTCATAGATAAGTCTATCTTTGCCCTTGGCTCCATTTACTTCACCCTTATATTTAAGACATCTGGTTATCTTATGAGTCCTACCATTCTTACCGAAGTATAATTCTACCTTGGTTCCTTGATAAGACTTTGGTCTGTATTTCTCCCAGGTATTCACATCTGATTTACCTTTTAGATTCTTACCATAAGCACCCCAAACTAAAGCGGATAAGATGGTAGTCTTACCTTCTCCTGTAGCTCCTCGAATTACGGTTATTCCCTTTGAACTTAGGTTTAATTCCAAATGGGATATTGAACAGAAGCCATCGATTATAATATTGCCAAACTGTATCATTCTGCCTCCTTAATTACTTTTAATAATGTGGCCTTTTTATTTTGGTCTTTTATACCTTTTGCCCTCATATATCTCCTTACCATTGTTTTCTTAGTAAGTTCCCGAGTTATTTGCGGGGTATCTTCCACCGCCACAATCCGAGACTTGCTAGCAATGACAGTATAATAATTCCCGTCATCCTTAATTTCATCTTCTGATGATACATCCACAAATTTAGGAAAGCCTTTGAATGGCTTGAATTCCATTGATAAGTCTTCATATATCTTCCAATATCCAAGTTTACAATTACGATCTGTTCTCCTCTGTTGTAAGGGAGCTCCTACCATGTATACCTTTTTACCCAGCCTTTGAGGTTTATGAATGTGACCTATCAATACTAATTTGAACTTAGAGAGTAGATTCACATTCAAATTTTCTACAGTTCCAACTTCAGTATTGTCTGTATCTTTAGCTCCGGGATAGTCAGTATGTAATAACAAAATTGTTGGCTTTATCATTGCTTCTTTCATCTCGGCTTTTATTAGGCCATCTAATCCTTTGTTGTGGTCTAAGTAAGGAATACCTACTACTCTGAACTTATCAAACTCATGGTAAGAAAAGTCCAGATTATGTAAGAATGAATATCTACAGCATAGATTTGCCCAGTGTGAGGGAGATTTACTGGTTATTGAATTACTTTTCTGCATATCATGGTTCCCGGATATACCATATATGTTAAATTCCTCACACCTATTTAACTCTTCGAAATGTTCGATTATAATTTCATCAAGCGAAGTACTTATATATTCTGGACGGTGCATAAAATCTCCGCAAAAGAATGCCGGACATTTATACTTGATACATAAGTCCTTAATCAAATAGAGGACCCTTATATGATTCAGGGTCCTCTTGTTATCTTCATTGAACTTAGAATATTCCCCTAAGTGCAAATCAGAAAATGCTATACCTATTACCTTCATAGGTTAAGAAATTTCTTTATTAGGTGTTTTCTCTTTTCGTAGTTCATTTCATCCAAAATGAGAACCTTTACCTTGTAACCCATAATATCCAAAGTACCCGTATTCGGTATATCATTTATATACTGTACAATCTTTGAATCAGGTTTATACCCCCACAGATCAAGTATACCATACATTACTTGTGATACCTGGAATTGATAGTACTTTGACAATACTCGTTTACCATTATCTTCTGTTACCCACTCATTGAAGAAGTTTGCTGAGAAAGGTATGAAAATTAGGTGAGTACACTGTTGACCCAGTAACATACGACATAAGTCTACTGCATGGTCTAAGTCGCATTCGGCTATCCTGTGAGAAAGTTTGTTGATGAAGTATGCTGCCGAATCAAAGTATGACCGGTCAGTTACAAAGCTATCTTCTCCCCTGAAAGCTTTGTTACGCAGATTAAGTACTTGCATATCCTGAGCAAATACTGTACTGGCATCTTGCTGAATCATATCAGCATGAGGCATGTCTCTTGTTTCAGGTACCAAGTCCGAATATGACCCGGATATGAAAGGTATCTTTAACATATCCGCTACTTCCTTGGCAATGGTTGTTTTTCCAACCCCAGAAACACCGGTGAACATAATTTGATATTTCCTACCGTTGTACATAATGTTGTAGTTTTTTGAAAGGTTCCAAAAAATCGGGTATCTTGAAAGACCTTAAGTTAAACTTGTCAAGTACCATGAATAACCTGTCTTTCCTTATATTATTAGTACATCCTTTTACCCAAGGGACTTTCTTGATAGGATGAAGAGTTAATGCGGTTCTCAAGTCTATAAGAGACTTGTTCTTCTTGTATAATTCTTCTAGCTGGTCCCTTTCAATGCCCTTGAATTCTGCTCCTTTTGCATCTATGAAGTCTGCTATGCTCCCATATTGTTTCAGGAAAGCTTTAGTCTTCACTTCTCCCATACCATAATAACCGGGTATATCATCCGATTTATCTCCATTAAGTATTAGGTAGTCAACGCATTCCTCAGCAGAGTAACCCATTATATCCTTACAGGTTTGACTAAGGATTAGGGTATCTTTGTTAGGATTGAATATCTTGACTCTTTTGTCGAGTAATTGACAGAAGTCTTTGTCAGAGGATATTATGAGAGATTTACCTGGATGGTTTATTGCCAACCAAGCAATGTAGTCATCAGATTCATATCCCAAGCCTTTTCTATCGATAATCATCTGAACTCCGAGTAACCTTAGAATCCTTCTCAACAATGATAATTGTTTATTGAAGTCCTCGTAATCCATACTTATCTTACTCCTGTGTGCTTTGTAACCCTCGAGTAGACCATTACGGAAATTAGACTCTTTGCTCTCATGAGTATCGAATGTAATTACTACATGGCTTGGTTTAAACCGAGTTAAGTATGAACCGAGGATTCTTAAGAACCCGTACACCAACCCGGTACCAGCTCCGTTATTGGCTTTAAGATTCTTAAACTTATGGTATGAACGGTGAGCAAGGTTACTCCCATCCACTACCATAAGCATCCTCGGTTTTCTACCCCTCGTCCGGGATGTATTCGTCTTCTTCTGCATCTTCATATTCTATTTGAGATTCATAGTCTAAGTCTGCATCAACAGGGAACATGTTTCGTGTAATCTTCTTGAGCTTTCGCTTAGTGGTTCCTATGGTATTTATTCCGGCAGCCTTTAACAGCTTTTTCCTTAACTCACCATCTTCCTCGATTAACCCGTGGAAAGCCTCTTCACCTCGACAGAGTTTCTTTCCTTCAAACATGTATGTTCCACCACCGAGCTTCTCTATCACTCCCGCATCCTCCAGAGATTCCTCTAACCAGAAGTATCGGTCGAAGCCAACTTCATGGTATTTTGGATTGAAGTATATAGGGGCTTTGGATATAGTTTCCCGAGGAGGAGATACCTTATTCTTTTTCATCTGAACAGTTACATATTTACCTGCTCGTCTTTCCTTGCCCTTATACTTAATCTTGAGAGTCTTACCGGAATAGAAAGCTAACCGGATTGAAGCATAGAACTTGAGTGCTGCTCCGCCGGGAGTTGTACTGGTATCTTGACCAAAACCTGCGCCCAGTTTACTGCGCAACTGATTGATACATACCATGGTTACTCCGAGTCGATAGAACAATTCGTTCCTTATTCGGAACATCTTGTAGATTTGCTTTGCCCGGTTTCCCATCTCGGCCTTGCTATCCGCCATCTTTGCATCAATGGCTTCTATAGAATCCAGAGCTGCTATTGAGTCTATCACAACTATGATAGGCTCATTGTTAGTTAACTTTGACCTCCAGTATATGGCTAAATCAGCAATAGCATCTGAAATAGTTTCTATTCTGGTATCATTCAGTACTGTTACTCGTTCGGGGTCCAGACCATTTTCCTCTGCCCATGAATTCATCCAGGCTTGTTCTGCATCCACCCATATTACATGACCACCGAGTTGTTGTGCAGCATAAGCAAAGTTGTAAGCTATCAGGGACTTACCTGAGGATTCTTCTCCCATGATTTCAATTATCTTCCCGAATGGTACACCACCACCCATTTGATAATTGAGAGCAAAGAATGTGGATGGAATCCATAGTCCATGGTGATTTATAGTACTGGCCTTGAACTGGAGAGATGACCCATATTTTTTGAGTATCTCATTCTGTGTTGGTATCTTAAACTTTTTGCCTCCCGATTTTCGGGTAGCTTTAGGTTTTCTTGCCATACTTGTAATTTATAATATGAAAAGAGTGGGATATAAACTATACCCCACTCCTACTTTAGGTATATATCTAGAAAATCTTAGATATCACTCTTATATTTCTTTCCCTTTTTCTTTTTCTTGTCCTCTAGCTTGCTTTTGGAAGAGGACTTCTTACGTGGTCTTTCATCCTCATCGTCATCATCCCCCTCATTGAGGAATGAAGCCAGCTTCTCCTCGAGTTCGTCGTAGGAAAGGATATTTGCCCGGATTGCTTTCTCCAGGTCTACCTCTCCCCGATACTTCTTGTCCAGCTTGGTTTTCTGGCATGGTGATACCGAATAACTGGTATCATTCTTACCGGTACCAGTACGGGTGATTTTGATATCGTATCCCTCTACTGGGTCGGTCATATCTCCCCAGTCCTCTTCATCGAGGTAAAGGTCGATAATATCCTGATATACCGAACGGGGTACCATCATGGGTTTATCTACCCGGTCTGGGTCAATTTCCTTACCCTTGGTATCTTTGTACCCGAGTACCCCGATGAGATACTTTCTCTTCGGTACCAGTTTCGATGCTAATGCCTTATCATCTGGGTCGTCGGAGTTTTTAAGCTCCTGGAACTTCTCCATGAAAGGACATGGCTCATCGAAAGTAGCCGGAGATATAATACCTCCCTCCTTTGGTCCAAGGTAGAATTGAATAATCTCTATTCCTAATTCCTCGTCTGCACCACGAGATTTGATACGTACTCTGGTAGTTCCTTCTTTCGGGTAGATTATTCCACCACCTCCACTACGCTTTTCCAGGTCCTTCTTCCTGGCAAGCATCTTTTCTCGGGTAGTCATTACACTGCCCTTTTTCTTGGTTGTTTTTTCCTTTTTCATGGCTTTATTTATTGGTTTCGATATAAAGTATCTCGTTCAGAGATAATATAGTTGTTACTTGATTGGGAATGTCTACTACATCTAGTTCTTTACCAGCATACAGACCGTATGTAACTACTGCTCCAACCTGAAGACCTGGATATTCTTCACATTGTTCATCGGTGACGGGTCCCACCTGAATTACTACTCCCTTGCGGGGTACTGTATCTTTATCGTGTTCCTGAGGGATATAAAGTCCTCCTTTGGTTTTGGTATCTGCAGTTACTACCGGTGATACAATAAGTACTCGACTTCCTGTGGGAGTTCCTAAACCGTTCAGTTTCTCATTCAACTCCCTTGCTTCTTTGACCGAAATAAGGTCTAACTCAATTCTTGACATAGTTACTGTTGTTTACGTAAGTTTGCTGATACAGTTCTTAAAATATTCTCTCGTGATTCATAAGCTTTACATATACTTATCATCTTACTCGCATTGTACTCAGCCTTCATATATCTTTTCAATGCTCCCTGATAAGCTTGGTTGTTCTCTGCTTTATGAGCTGCTGCGTCATTGTTTACATTACCTGATTCTTTATAGTAAAGCCATGCCTTACTATATGCCTGATCTTTTGCCTTTTCAAGTTTATCCCTTTTATATATAAGCCTATCCCTTACCATTACCAATAGAGCATAATTAGATGGACTTCTACGTAAAGACTGATTGACCAGGTTCTCATCAATCATGAGTTCCTGGTCTAAATCAATCTCATAGGTTTTCCCTTGAAATAGAATCTTTAGTGTGTTTTTCTTAATCTGGGATAGACGTACTATCTTTTGCCTTTTTTCCATATAACATCTCTTTCACTGAAGTATTTATACATGGTCATAATGCTTATTCCATATTTGACCTTTATCTGTAGGTTACTCATACCACTCTCATAATCTTCTATCATCTTATTTATAGACTCCTCACTCAACTTAGGGCTTGGTATATTAAATCTACCGTCTCTTATACATTGTTGAGTATTCTCTTGGTTAGTACACCAATATAGATTTTCTACTTTATTATTTTCTCGATTATTATCCTTATGACCCACACACGGTTTATTATCTGGGTTTGGAATGTAGATTAAAGCTACCAACCTATGTATATTAAACGTATACTTAATCCCCTTATTATTTCTTAGGCTTACTATCAAGTAACCATTGTTCTTCTTTCTCTTAGCCATTTTCCTCCAAGTAACTCTATCTCTATACTTAGAGTACACATTACCTTCTCGAGTAACATGGTAACAATCAAAATCTGGTATATTACCTTTCATACATTCTCTTCCTAAACTCTCTCTTATTTTTCTCTATCTCTTCTGGATATAACTTAGGATAATCTTCTATTTCAATACCTTTGAACTTACGATGTTCCTCTAAGTACTCATCAGGATTAAAATCTGGTTCAAGCATTTTCCTATAATCATATCCAGGAATAAAAGGTAGTTCCTCTGCCATAGAACGCCCGATAACGAAGTCCATTGACATACTTACGTCGTCTATCTGGAAGTTGAAGTATTCTTTAGTATTTGGGTTACGGCAAGTTTCCCAAATCTCGTATACTACCCAGGTATTTATATATTCGGGACTTACCAAGTAATAGGTAGCATCATGAACATTACAAGTCTCTTGCATAAATGGTAACTTACCTTGCCTCATTTTCCAATAGTTTAGGATTGAAGCGAATAAGTTCATATCTGATGCAGCTGATTGACATGGCATATTAACCGATAATCGTACTGCGTATGCTGCTTCCTGCTCGTTATCCGAATATACCTGGGGTAACCTTCTCTTCCTACCGAACAAAGATTTAATATATCCATGTTTTATCAGTACCTTCTCCTGGTTAATCATGAACTTCTTAATCTTCGGATGTTCTTGGAAGAACTCATTCAACTGTTGTTGAGCTTCATCAGGGGTTACGATAATACCAGCTTTCGGGTCAGATAGTTTAACTGCAAGCAGTTTCTTCTGAATACCATAAATAATACCAAAACATATCTGCTTTGCCTGTTTCCTTCGATTTTTCCAAAGCTTGTAATCAGGGTGTTGTTCATCGCTGTAAGCTTTGTTTGCTTCATCGTATGATACTCCATACTTGTTTGCTGCAATAGCAAGGTGAGGGTCCTGACCCTTAGCAAATGCCTCAAGATAAGTCTCATCTCCTGAAAGGTGAGCCATGATTCTTAACTCAGCTTGTGAGTAGTCAAGTGCCATATATAGTTTACCATTAGGAGCTACTAACTGTTTCTTGATATTAGCATCCACAGAAGTCTTGGGTATCTGCTGAAGGTTTGGTTCAGAACTACTTAATCGTCCCGAAGTAGTACCAATGATTTTGAATTGACCATGAATCCTATCATCGTCCTGTACCTTATCATGCCATCCCTCGATGTATGTTGTATACATTTTCTTTAACCCTCTTAATTCGAGAAGATTATCCAGGAAAATTGCTTTGGGATTTTCGGGATTTTTAACCGTTAGTCGAAGTTCTACCAATGTATCTTCATCGGTACTCGGCTTATCAGTATCACGATTAGTTTTCTTATCCTTGGTATATTTTATGATGGGGAATTTGAACCCCTTTTCGGAATACAACAGTAGAGGTAAATCAATTGTACTTCCCAAGTTTACTTCTCGGGTTAATTCCAATTCTTTTTTAGTGGTGAATACACCAGCTCGTATATTGGATATTTTTTGCTCCCTGCTTGCTATTTTCCGTGCGTCCTTTGGGTTATGATAATCCAGGTCTTCAAGTTCACTTTCAATAGATGCAAGGTACTTGCTTATTCTTTCTTGAACAAGCCATCTAGAGAATTTTTTCACTCGTGGAAGATTCAAGCAATTAGAAGTTGCTTGTTCAATCTTTGGCTTGTAAGATTCAAGCAGTTCCTGATTGAATTTCCTATCGAGGTATAATCCGGTTTTTTCAGCATGCTGCAATACCCTAGAAGCTGGCATAATCAAATGCCTAAACAAGGGGTACATGCCAATCTCTATTAGCTTACTTTCAAAGAACATAGCTAACCTAAGAGTATAATCGGTATCCTGACAACCATACTTGCATAATGGTTCCAAGGGTTTCTTATCCCAAGGTATCTTGTCAAACTTCTCTGCCTTCTCGTAATCGCCATGCTCTGGTATATACCTTCTAACCATTGACTTCAGGTCATTGGGTTTCTCTTCATTTAGAAGATACTTCATAAGCATTCCATCCAGAACAGTACCTCTAACATATATCCCATACAACTCGAATATCTGAAGGTCAAACTTCAGATTCCATCCCACTTTAGTTATATTGGGATTCTCAACCACCTTTCTACCAAAATACTTTAACCAACGTTTCCAATGAGGGTTTTCATATTCGTGGTGACATAATGGAATAGATACACCAGAACCAACTTGAAAGGTTACAGATAAAATTGTGGGTTTGAAGGTTTTATTATAAATACCTTCTGCATTTGTCTCGAAGTCGACGGAAGCTATGCCGGTTTTCAAACAAGCTTTCACAAGCCGCTTGACTTGTGAGAAACTTTTGATTATGTCATATCTTGACTCCATGTTTATTCTTATTATATGCAGTATAGAATAGATTTTTACATGACCCTAAGTCTGATGTATTCTTTATTACTTGAAAGATACCGTTCTTTACTCTTTTTATATACCCTGATCTACAAAGAAGACAGCATAACCAATATAAATATGCTGTCTTAGCTCCTGTACTCTGTAAGTAAGTATATCTAAATGTCTGACCAACTTCTTTATTTTGTAGAAGTTTTATCAAATTAGATATAATGTCTCCTTTCATAAGAATTATAAAATCATGTACTCGGAGCGGGAATCGAACCCGCACGACCATTACTGGTCACAGGATTTTAAGTCCGGCGTGTCTACCTATTTCACCATCCGAGCTTTTATAAAAAGGGGAGATGAGCGAAGAACAGTAACTCATCTCCTAATGCTATAGCCTTCGACTTTAATTATGGGATTTTGGTATCTCGTACCAGTTTATTGCCCATTGCTAGCTGGAGGTCGTATCTCCTGTTATAACCCAGCTATAGCCCTGTACGGAAGACAGGATTCGAACCTGCGACCCCTTGCTCCCAAAGCAAGTACACTAACCGGACTGTGCTACTTCCGTAAATTAGGTACCAGTCTATATCTCTACCGTCCAGTACCTGGGAATGAATCAGGACTCGTTGTCCACAGCGCAAAGTAAAGATTCATAAGTGGACCCAGAGGGGATTGAACCCACGATCTTCTGATTATGAGTCAGCTGCTCTTACCAACTGAGCTATGGGTCCAGGTGAAGGTAACGGCTTTACTACTAATCTCGGCTTGACAGAAAAGAAACTAAGTTCAACCACCGTTACCTTCTTTGTTACCTTAATTCTGTCTGGATAGAAGTTTTGAGTTTTACCCAGTCCTTTTTATAACTATGCAAACTATCAATAGTATGATAGAGATAACCAGGTTTGGTACCCACTTCTCTAGCTACGTATTCCATTAGTTTCCATGCCAAGTATACATCATTTCCAAAGTGAGTTACAAAATCTGATGATCTTTGGTGATAGCAAATATTTAATTGCTTTTCACCTCTGGCATTCTCCCGTATTAGGAAGTCGTAGTACATTGAACATGGGATGCGCATCTTACCATCCAGGCTTTCAGCATCTGAATATTCTACCTGCCCATCTTCACCATAGATATTAAGTATGGCTTTACGAGTATCGTTATCATCCTTGAGCAGACCTATAACAGCCTGTAACTTGGTCATTACAATCCCATTATACCTTACTACCTCATTCATTCTCTCTGAATAAGTATAGTCGAAGTACCTACCATTTACAAGAAACTCCCCCCATACTTCAGGACGTAATTTCCAAGCTTCTCCTGGGTTAATTTGTCCCGGATGTATCCTTTCCTGGAACTCGGCATCTGCCCAATCTTTGGATTTGGTGAATACAAATAGGGGAGCCGGGTCTTCCATGTGAGTTAAACAGTACTGTTCACATATCAATTCTTTAGTAATAAAGTCATCTTTGCCTTCGATAACTTTATTCTGATAGGTACGGGGTTTTACCTCATTACCCATCTCATACAAATTTCTTGCCGTCTCAGACATCAATTCGTAAGGATTTGAATATATTCTCATATCATCTTTGTTTGAATAGTTTTACACAATTCCCAATAGTTACTCTACTAACGTTATATCTAATTGATAATTTTCTCATAGTGTACTTTCCAGTTCTGTATAAAGATTCAATCTCCTTACGTTGATTGTAAGTTAATTTTGACATAGGATGATTTTCGCCCTTTAGTCCTGGACCTTTACCAGGTTTATATGTAGTTTTTATACGCCCATCTCTGAAGGCCTGTTTAATATTGTCAGACCCAGTACCCCACTTTAAGTTGATTACTTGGTTGTTATGTATATCGTTGTCCAAGTGCATAACTATTGGTAAATTATCTGGGTTTGGAATGTAAGTTAAAGCTACTAACCTATGTATAAAATACCTTTTACCATCATATAATCTAACTCTTAAGTACCCAGTACTATTGGGTCTAGCTATTAAAAATACTTTTAAGTGTTTGTCCCATACTTTACCCGTAGTATATATCCTATACCTACCATTAAATCCAGGTAAAGTTAGATGACTTCTCATTGTTCGTGATTTTTAATATATTTTCTTATAGATTTTCGTAGTTCTTTTAGGTCCTGAATATTCATGTTTGGAAGACCTACCCAATAATTAGCATTGGTACATACAGATAACTCTATGTCCCTGCCATTCCTATCAGGATATTTATCCTTGAATATCTTTACTCCAAAATAGGGTTTATCTTTCCTCTCGTACTTCACTTAGATACCTCCTTATCTTTCTTTTAAGTTGCCTTAAATCCTTTACACTGATGTTGGCCACGGTATTAAATAACCACCCATCATCCGTGGAGAAAGTTATATCTATATCTCCTCCGAGTTTACTGGTGTAAGGAGATTTCTTTACCTCTATTTTCATTGCATTGGTATTTGCAATTCAATATACTTCCCTATCTTAGAATGGTAGCCAGTCTTCACTACCGAGTGTACAATCCTTTGCCAGTGTTTTGGGATATTTGAATAATTCGGGTCTGAGTACTTTCAATGCTCTTTTATGTACCTTATACTTTATCTTGTCAGGGTCTACTTTAAGTAGATACTTCAACCGATCATACCAATTACCATCATATATACCAAGCTTATCACTAAGCTTTAATAGGTCTTCATGAGCATGATACATTAGTAATACAGTATCATCGTTGAATATCTGACTGAAGTGTATTGATACATGGAATTTCTGTCCGATAGGGAATAAGTATTCCCCTATCCTTTGAATCAGTAATAGGTCACAAATAAGTCTTTTGGTTACCTCTGATGCCCTCATGAATACCGTTATCATAGGGTAATCCATACCTGCTTTCTTTGATACAGTTAGAGACAACAAGCAATTCTTGCCATGAGCATGCTTATTATCAAACTGATAGCCTATATTGAATATCTTCCTTGAGTTTAAGGCTTTTACTACTTCCTGCCTTAAATCAATTATACCGTTTTCATTCACATAATTTGCTACCAAATACTTCCACTTAGCTGAAGTGTAATTGAAATGCCTGCCGAAATCGAATTCAGGATCTACCAGAGGTTCTTTAATATAGATGACTAAATCATTTAAGTATTGTGCTTTACCAATTCTTTCAATATCCAAACCTGGAGTATTGAAAAGGAATAATCTGTTAAGTCCCTCCCAAGCTTTCATACTTGTTTTGAACTTCAACAGGTTATTCTTTAACTTAAACTTATTCATCTGTTTCATGAGTTAATTCACTGTCATCCATATCGTCTTCCTCTGAAGAAGAGAATGATATTAACTTCTTCCTTTTCTTTTCCCCACTTTCCTCAAGCTTTAGTTTGAGACCATACTTTTCTGTAAACTTTAAGTAGGTCTTTTTTATCATATTACGCTTGAGGATAGATGGGCATACCTCGGGTAATGGGATACCATCCCAATCTCCAATTTCTAAGGCCGAGGCTAACATAGATTTCTGTTTATACCCCAAATCTCTCCTTAATACCTTGAAAGCTCTGAAACTGTTACCATAGGTTTTATAACCTGCTTCATCACTTTTCATAAGTTTTTTGAGAGATTTACGTATCTTCTTTCTACGTACCTCATCACTACAGTTTTCTTTCAAAAACTCCTTTATGTCCTTGCGATTCTGATATAACAGTATGGTAGTATCATTTGCCCAAGCCGCTTTGATAACCAACTTTAACGAGAAGTTATCATGGCCATATATATACTGACCCATACGACAGAATAACAGTATATCTATTGGTAACCTTGTAACTATCTCTGAAGAACGTAGTATTACAGTTATCTCGGGGTTTTCTACTCCAATCTTACGAGAGAATATACCACCAACTAAGCAACCTTTGCCACTACCATGATTATCAGCAAAATGGAATCCAATGTGATAATTCCTATTTACTGTCTTGTTCTCTTCTAACTTCCTTATCATCAGTTTGGCCTGATCAAGTACATCCAAATCCAAGTAGTTGGTAATTAAACCAGTCCACTTAGTCATGGTGTACCCAAACATCTTACCGAAGTCAAAGTCAGGGTTAAATTTAGCCTCAGCTATTTCTACCATCAAGTCGTATGTAAAAAGAGAATCGGTTAAGTTATAACCAATTCCTTCACAAAACCAGTCTGGTTTCTTGATTAAGAAATTTTCCAGTATCTTTTCCCAAGCTTCTATTGGGTTCTTAGCTTTTACAAGATTCATAGTTTCTTAGAAATTTACTAATAGCTGTTTGATGTAACCCTAATCTCTCAGCTATAGCCGATTGTGATAATTTATCCTCGTATCTTAACTTTATAATATCATCTCTTAAGAATACCGTTTTTCCCCTCTTTAGAGATTTTAGGGTATTTGAAATTTTTAACTTTGTGTCTTCTCTTACCTTTCTACCTTTGTTAGCTATGGAGATTAATCTCTTTGTTTCGCTGCTTCTTGGTATACCATAAAAAGGGCTTAGCTTACCCCTTTTACCATACATGGGATTTTCTTTTCCTCTCTTAGCAAATTGTGTAAATCTATTTTCCCTAACTGCCTGTTGAATATTCATTTTCTGGGTTCCCCAGTATAAATTACTTACTCTATTATTCCGTGGATTATTCTCTTTATGACATACTATGGGATAGTTGTGAGGATTTGGTATGTAAGCCATAGCTACTAATCTTGATGCTTTAAACCATCGACTTGTACTTGTATATATACCCCAAGAATGTTTCTTATTCCCCAATAAGTCGGTATTTATCCTCTTGTATAACCTATACTGTAACCTATTATTACATAATTCACCTCTAATTCGTATCCATTTACCTCTCTTATTACTGTATAGCCTGCCACTCTTACTAATATAATAGCATGGCCAACCATCTATATTACTAACTTTCATATTCTATAATACTGTTGTCAATAATTAATAGTAAATTTAGTAATATCAGGTTGGCCATGTATCTAACTAATATAGTGACTTCTGCCGAAATTTATTGATACGGTTCTTCTTGAAATAGATGTAGAATACATCATCTGAACCCATACCTATCCATCCCAAATACCCACAGAAGTAGATGAAGGCCTTCACTAATTCCGACTGATACTTTAACTCCTGAGTCATTACCTGGGATTGCTTCCAGGGTTTATTCTTCAGGAAGTTACGAGCAATGTTCAGATGATGGGTTATCTTCCATAACAGATATGGGTAGTTTACTAAGTACTCTACATAATTGAAGTATCTACCTCCCTCGAGTAACTTTGTGTTATAGTCCAGATGTGTTTCTGAATCCATGTTCTCGTACCACTTGATAAGGTCTGTGGCATTGTTGTGTAAGATAACACTGATATCTCCCTTGCCCATTATCCACATTACCCCGAGATTCATTGCTGTACGCAGAATATCATCGTGGTTCTTGTTTAGAGAATCTACCACTGATTGAGTACAATGGTTGTCCTTTACCCACTTCTCCATATATGTCATTATATCCTCTGGTTGGATATTGGCATATATAAGCAGTTCTATAAAGAAGTGGATTGCATCGGCGTTCTCTTCGTTAGCATTCTGCAGATTATTGAGTATCTCTGTATACTCTATGCAATCTCCTTGGGTTTGTACCAACTTGGCATGATTGGCTTCGAATAAAGCCATAACATTTTCGAAAGATTCATATCCTTCGGATAACTCCTCAATAACCCGGGCAGTAAAGTCCTTCAATAGTGTTTGAGAAGCCTTTGTATTGATGTCTACCGGATACTGTGGTAGCCCCTCTATGCCTATATACCCAGACAAGAGGTTCTTTTGCATTTGATATATCTCTTCGAGATACTTATGGTCGGGAATAATTCCCGGTTCTTCCTTTATATCACGTGAATCCAAAGCTGGTATTTTTTAGATTAAACCTTGGTTAATTGTTCTTCGTATAGTTTCTTCGCATACATTAGGAAAGTACTTGTTACGTATTTCTCTAGCACTTATTCCTTTTACATGTAACTCTTTTATCTTTACCCTATCCTCATGTTTTAATTTAGCGTTGGGATTTTTACTACCTCTCAATCCATAGCATGGATTGTTTTTACCTATAAGTCTTGGTAATTTACAATTTACAATAGCTAAATACCTATTCTCTTTATGGGTCCCCCACTTCAAGTTACTTACGATATTATTTAATGGGTTATCGTCCAAGTGCATTACTATAGGTAAGTTATTAGGATTAGGTATATAAGCTTCAGCTACCAATCTATGTATCTTGACATTTTTACTTATACTACCGTTATGTAACTTACATCTCAAATACCTATGATGGTGATAAACTTTTAGTAACTTACCATACCTATATAACTTTCCCTCTTTAGTAATGTGATAACCTGGGAATCCCCTTATATTATCATCCATGGTCTTACTTGTTATCGTGTGCTCCGAATCCTTTGTCTCCTCTTGTACCCCAGTTCTTTGCCTTCTCTTCGTACTCTTCATTGGTAATCTCTACCGGAGTTGAAAGTATGATGGGAACGTGTACGAATTGCATTATTTTCTTACCTTGGTTCAGAGGAATACAAACCTCTTCGGGTGAACCGTTATGAATACCTATGTGCATTTCCCCAGTATAAGGGCTATCCACTATCTCGGCAGTGAACGACAAACCCTCTTTAGTTGCAATCCCAGATTTATTTGCTGCCATGAGCATGGACTCTTTTGGATTGATAAGTACCTTTATACCAGAAGGGATGAGAAGTCTTCCACCTGGCTTAATTACCACATGTACATCATCAGTACCCAACCCATTTAGTTTGATGTAACCTTTATCTAACATCTTCCGATTGATACCGGAAAAGTCATCCTTACCTTTCTCCCCAACCTTAAGAATATCTTGGTCGGATAACTGAGGGATGTAGAAATCAAGCCCTGCATCCCCCTCATTTGCTCGGTTAGGGGATTTAACCTCTCGAATCTTTGTGAACTCTAATTGTACCATGTTATTTACTGTTGAATTTACGATAAATGTCTCTTGCTTCCTTTCGGGATAACTCGAACTTACTCTGAAGCTTATCGAGTATTTCCTTCTTACCCAGTTTTTCTCTTACCAATTTACGGTAGTACTTTTTACAACCTTCTATATCTACCAAAGGTTCTAAATCCTTGAACTGGGTTTCTGCTTCCAGCTCTTTACGAGTCTTACCCATAAGAGCTGTGAACTTAATACAACAGAGTTCGGAATCTCCGCACATCTTACATTCCTTGGTTGAAAGGTCATAGTGTTTACCGAAACAGGGATCTTGTCCTGAACCAAGTTTGGTGATGTCTATAGGTTCAAGAATATCCCCAGTCTCTAACTTCTTTCTTACTTCCTTAAGTTTGTCTTTCTTTTTCTTCGCCATATATTTGATAGTTTGATATCAAGTGATAGTTAATAGGTATTTCAGTGTCATTGATGTAGAATAGTATATGCACTAACTTTCTGGTTCACCATTATACGTGCGTGCGTATTTAAGCTTTAGCTTAAGTTAATACTTACTAAGTAAGTTAAGTATAAGTTTATATAGCTTTAGCTATATAAACCTCTATTAGTATTTAGTATACTAAATACTAATAGAGTTATAAGTGTGGGTATATACGTGCGCATATATGCGTATTACCCTTCCACTCTGATTACCTTTAATTTTTCTTTCTGATAATACATTCGTCTATGGTTACCATGTCTCTTTAGATAATTACCCGGGAATTGAAGATCGTCAAGATAGGCTTTTTTCTTGTTCATGTGAGTTCGTGCAAGACGTCCCAATATCTGTATGGATTTTTCATTAGAATCCATTGATGCAGTATTCTGCAGATATTTTAATTCAGGGAAGTTTTGACCTCTAGAAATAATCGTGGTAGCTATTAGTATATCGATTTTACCTTCTCTAAAAGCTTGTAGAATTTCATCACGCCCTTTGGTATTATGATGTACATATTGTATGTTGTATTGATTCCCGAGATGTTTAACATAATACCGATAAAGATTTTCACAATGACCTATAAACTTACATACTATCAAAGCTGGTAATCTCTTTCTACCAATGTTATACTTGGTACGGTCAAGGGATAGTTTCCAAGCTTTAACATTATCTGATATCACTTCCTTGTATTCTGTTGGGTAATCCACATCTTTAGAGTACTTAAAGGGAGCATATACCAACTTGCAAGTAATAGGGGTAGAATACCCTTTCTCTATCATATCACTTAATTTTATCTGGTTAACCTTATCACCAATAAATGACATGATATTCAGGTTATGTATTAACTTCTTCTTCTGATTACTCATGTAGATGGTACCACTCAAACCTACTCGTATTCTAGAGTTATACAGATGTTGTATTACTGTTTTATATGTTTTATTATCTATCACGTCAGCCTCATCTATAAGTACCATATCTATTTCTGATAAGAATTTTTGGTACCTACTTATATTTGAGGCAAGAGACTGTACCATGCACACATTAAAGTTACCCCAGTCATTGCACTTACTTCCCTGTATGAATGCAACCTTTTCACCGGGTAACAGTTCTGGAATCTCTTTTTTGAACTGCTTAAATAAGTCTGCACTGTTCAACAATAATACAGTTTTCAATTTCCTCTTGAAAGCCTGGTGTAATCCACAGAACACCAAAGTCTTTCCGAAATTAACTGCCAAATCAGAGGCACAGATAAGAAAAGGAGTATCTCCAACTCGATTATTTAGAATCTTTTCTAGAGCTTCTTTTTGTACTTCCCGTAATTCTTTATCTCCAAGTATTGTTGGAATTACTGGTTTAACTCCTAACTGGGGTCTATTATCTATGATTTTAACCTCCTGTCCCGTTTTAAGGCATTCATTGTAAACCCTATTTAGAAGACCTATTTTGAATTGCCCATAATCAGAGATATATTTTACGTAACCATCCCAGTTCTTTGCCCTGCTATACATCATTATATGCCAAGCGTCCGGATGCTTAATCCGGAACATTTCATACAACTTATTTGTGAACTTAGCAGGGCCAGATAATTCACAAACATTGCAGTTCTTTATGGTTATAGTTATCATATCTTATTTCTTGAAAGCATCCCAATCTACATGTTCCGATTTAGGCCGAGATACTATATTAAATCTTGCCATGTAATTAATAACTCTTTGTTTAGCCTTGTCATTAGATAGGTCTTCTATCTTAGGTATACCATTACAGAATTCTAAAGCATAGAACTGAGCTTGAACAAAGGTTTCATAGTCAACTCCAACTTCATCAGCTAATTTTCTTGCTCTTACAAACCATACATACTCTTGAGGGTTTTTATCGTAAGTATTATTAATCCCTATTCTGTCAAGAATCTCTTTAGTATAATATTCATATACTTCTCGGGTATACTGGGGAGCTGAATCTTCTTTTACTTCTCTATCTGCTTCGTATACATCCATAATCCAATTAACTCTCTGATGTAACCAATTAGCACAGAAGTTATAGTTAACCCTCTTTGCTTGAGACATGAGCTTAATACCAGTTGTTACAAACTCAATATATCCTTGACGAGGTTCAAACCCAAACTTTTGACAGAACTCGTTTACAACAGGTACTAATTCTTTTACTGATGCCCATTGTAAATCTGTTTGCTTTATTTTAGTTACTCCGATGTGTTTGAGTTGGACTCTAGTAGAATATATGATATCTGCTAATAAGTTTGCATCTCCTATACTTCCTGAAGCTCTACGAACAGCTTGAGTTTGTACCCTTTTATCCTCTCCTACCACTGAACGATGGTCCAAAGAGTATTGTCTGGCTTTAGTGAAGAACTCATCTACGAATTCTTCAGATACTCTACCCCCCATTTCCTTCCATAATTTACGGAATAAAGTTTTAGAGATATGTATAGAAGGTTCTCGTTGTGCCATTATAATTTTAACTGTGATTTTATAGTTAAAAGTTCTTGATAAGTCTGATATGTCGTCTCTCGTACATATTCTAAAGTCCTTCGCTTACCCAATGAATTGACATCCTCATTATCTGGTAAGAATACCACCTTTACTTTTTTGAAGGGTACCAACTTGAAGGCCAGGTCTAATGCCTTATCTTTAGCATCAGGGTCAATCAATATGATAAACTTCTCAACTGGACTCTTGATGAACTTGTTTACCTGGTATCTGCTGACGGCCTTACCTCCGGTTGCAATTCCATTCTCCCCCAAAGTTTCAGCATTGATTGCACCCTCACAAATATAAACGGTTCGGTATATTTCTAGAGCATCCGCATTATATATAATAAAACTCTTTCCCAAACCTGTTACATCTACTTCTGGGTTGTTATATTTGGGACCAGCGCCCATATATAATCGAGCATTGAAATAAGTTAATTGCCCATGCTCTGTAAATGGGATAATGATATATCCAAGATACTTACCTGTGTTACAATATCCCCATCCTTTACGAGCTAACTCTTCTATCTTAAATCCCCGTTTCTTAAGGTAATTCCTGGCAGACCTTGCCAATAGAGAAGTGCCCATAGATATGTTCTTGAATCCCTCTGGGAGGAAGAACTCTTTCTTACCTTTTAACTCAACCTTCTCTTCTTTGAATACATATCCAGAATAATCTCCTGATTCGAGTATAGATAGTACTTCTTGAAAACTATCTGTACTCTCCAAATACATTACCAAACTTATAGGAGAAGGATGTTCACCACACTTAAAACAATTACATCGATTGTTTGAAAGGTTGATACCAAACTTCTTTTCTCCTCCACAGTAGGGACAGTCTGACTTCATCCATGAGTGTCTGTAGTCAAAGGCTCCTATCTTCCTCATAAAGTATTGATGGAGCCTACCCTTGAAATTACCATTAAGCTTCATAATACCCAGTCTTTATTTTATGTACATACCTATTCATACTACGTGTTGATATACCCCAGGCTTTAATTAAAGCCTTTATTTTAGTCTTATCATCTATACATTTTAATAAAGTCTGATATCTAACTTTAGTGAGTATTGAACGAGGATTCCTGAAGCATTTGAGTTGTTTGATACCAGGACGGTGTTGACCTTTTGTACTTCTACCATCACTAACCATTTGTTGAGAATTTTCTTTATAGGTACCCCAATATAAGTTCTCAACCCGGTCGTTGGATTTATTATTATCTTTATGACATACACAAGGTTTATTTTCTGGATTAGGTATATAAGCTTCAGCCACTAATCTGTATACTTTCAGATTATATCTTTTACCATTCGAATATAGATGAACTATATTTCTACCTGTACGATAGTGAGGATGTATAGTTACTTCACGATTACGCCTTATATTATATACCTTTCCATCTTTAGTTACATGGTACAAAGGAAAACCTTTTATATTACTGTTAAGTCTCATATTGTAAACGAAAATACCCGACCATGAATAACATAGCCGGGTAATTATTACTTATTAACTGGTAACTTCTGACATAATTCAGGAACTAGATGATGGATTATATATCCTCTACGAATCTTCGTTAATTCTGCTCTAGCTTCTTCTAACCTTAGGAAAGAATTCTTATAAGGTACCTCATACCTATCCATGTCTTTATACCCCATAGTCCTATAGTTGGGAGTAACCTTATTCCAATTTATAGAAGCCTTTTCTGAAGAGATGGGTACCCACTCACGGAAGAATACTCCTAAACTATACCTCTCTTCAATTGGACATACAACTTGATATCTGTTACCGGGTTGCCTTCTTAAACATATCTCTTTGGAAGCTCTCCTACGAAATATCTTCAATAATCTTACATTCATAACTACATGTGTTCAGTAGCTTGGAATACGCCAATATGGATATTATAATGACAGTGAGGGCAAGTGATGCACTCTTCTCCGTTATGTTCTGGACCATAACTTAAATCCAAGAATACTTCCTTCTCATTGAAAGCTACCTTGGAATTACAATTTTTACAAACTGTAGTCCTCTCCTGAATTTTAAGGGGCTCTGTAGTAATAACTCGTGCCATACAATTTTAATTATTTAAGGTTTAACTAAATATCACCTGAGGTTTTACTTCTCTTTTCTGGGTCTGCGTTGGGATTACTTACCCTTTTCTTTTTCTTAAGTAAATCATCTACCTGTTTACCCATGGACTCATCATATTTTGCTCTGGCCTCTTTAGAGAACTCCTTCATACGTTGTCTTTCTGGGTCCATATTAAACATTACTCTACCAGATGGAACTCCATCACGTTGAACTACAACTTCCATTCTCATGATGTTATGTTCTTCTTCGTCCTGAGTAGAATTTAATCCCATGACGCATTTTGCATTTCTTATTATAGAAATAGCTGATGCTATATCATTATCCTCGTATCGGGTTTCTTGATGCTTAGCACCTTCTCTAGTAACATGTTGGGCAGTCCAAATAGCATCTAGTCCCAACTCATCTCCCATATTATCTATATCTATATATACATTGTTGATACGTTCTACATCGTCCCTATCTCGAGCAATAGAAGCCAACTTTGCAGCATAGTCAATCATGATAACATTGACCTTAATACCCTTCTCTGTTTCTAATTTCCTAACTAGATTAGTGATGGTATTACAATCTGCAATGGTTGCAGGTACACGCTCCACAATAAACTCTACAC